ATTATTATATTTAAAATGCTGTGTAACCAGCGTTTTAAAACGTGGCAAAGATAAAGCAAGTTTCCAAAGTTCTAAAACAAAAGGAAATAATGAAAAATAAGTTATGAAACTTATAGAATTTAAAGATAATGAACTGAAGATTTCAGATGAGGCATATCATGTTAGGTGTTTTAAGGAGCTGTATGATAGAGATGCAGAGACTGCCTTGAATATTTTTGGATTCCTGTATTTTATGTTTCATCCTGGGAGTGATTATAATTATATCACTGATGAGATAGAGAAGAAGGAGGCTGTTCTTGAGGCATTAGGATTGGATGGTAATATGCCTGAAGATCCATTGTATTTTCAATGTGAAGAGATTTACAGGAAGATGGTGGTTACTACTTCATCAAAGATTCTGGAGAATAACAGGAAGAGGCTGTCTAAGATAGATACCTTTCTTGATGATCTTACATTGGATGAGGATAATATTCAGAAATATACCAAGGCTATATCAGATGTCAATAAGTTAGGTATTGAGATAGCACAGGCTGAGAAGGAGATATTTAGAGATATTGAGGAACAGACTAGTAAGGTGAGGGGGAAGACAACTCTTACATTGGGTGATTTGGGGATAAAGGATTTGTAATCCTCTAATAAGAATAAGAATAGGATAAAATATAAGACATTGATTTAAAATAAATTAACTACATTGGAAGTGGATGTGTTGTATAAAATTAGTGGACTGTTAGTCCAGTAATAATGGATAAGCAGAATAGTAATTGTATAATATATATGATATTAATGATAATAAAATAGTATGAGAAAAATTTTTGAGCAACAGTTTATTGATTGTGAAACAGGAGAAATAAATTCTGTAACTTCACATTATATATTAAAGAATAGTGAAAAATTTGCTTCATATAGAAGGACTGAAGGAATTAAATGGATTTGTGAAATAGATGGATTGGATTTAAAAATATTAATGTTTTTAGTTCATTTTGAGCATCCTGATACTCATATAATTGCTTTGAGTAGAAATATGAAGGATGATTTATGTGCATCTTTTAAAATTACAATAAATTATTTTTATAAGATACTTAAAAGGCTTATAGAGAATAGATATGTAATTAAGATAAAGGATGAATTAATGGTAAATCCGTCTTTTATTTATCAAGGTGACAGCAGATTATTAAAACAAAGAATAGGTGCCTTTTATCAAAAGTATGATGTAGTATATAATGTTGATAAAACAAATATAATAGAATTGTAAATAATGGAGATTAATCAGCTTATAGATTGTTTGAATAAGAAGATTTCAGGGTTATGTACTATAGCCTTGGATACTAATATTGAGAAGCAGGGGTTTACCAATAGACCCTTATTCAAATATACTGTCTATAGATGTGATTATCCTGAAGGGGCAAGGACGATGTTGCAAAAGTTTGAGAGTACGGATATTGGGATTTTGGAGGCTGATGTGGTAGAGTGGCTTTTTGATTTATTGATAAGTGAGAGATATAGAGAATGGAAGAATTATGCTTTGGTACGGAAGAATATTGAGTGGTTGGAGAGGAATTTTTTGAAGTAAAACATGAAATAAAAGAGAGTAGTGTTATCCACTACCCTCAAAACCTGCTGAAATGTACATTTCTCAAGATGTATTTTTAATTATCTTTGATACTTTGTCCTCACTGTATGTCTCCTTAAAGACATTTCTTTTGAAACCAGTTCTCAAGAAGATGGAGACCTTCCTGAGAAGTCACTGATTCAAAAGTTCTCTTACAAACTTTTTTAATGTGTTCATAATAAATAATTTTAAACCTAAGACAACATGTCAGAGGGGAGACAAAAGTGAGGATATTTTTCTGGATAAACAAAATTTAAAAGGAAATAAAAGTATGAGGGACAATTGGGACTTTAGGGACAATAAAGACAATAGGGACGATAGAGACTTTAGTGATATGGAAGAAATAATACCAACCAATAAATTTCAGACGAAGATAACCAGAGAGTTATTGGATACTTTGCCTAAGGAGGTGGAGGAGGATTTAATAGGGTATATTAATAATGTGCCTTTTATACAGAATCTTATATCTCCTAAAAGGAAATATGCTAAGGATTGCCCTAGAGATGAGACAGGGAGAATTATAGTTAATTTGTCTAATCCTCATATATTAGAAGATATGGATTTCTTTAGGCCTGCTGCTTTGCATTTTAAAGAGCATGGAGTGTATACCAAGTTAAAGATCAATACTTCTTCAAGAAGTGAATATATGAGGTGGTTCAGGCAAGAATTGGATAGATGCTGGAATGGGATGATAAGAGAAGAGGATGGGGAATGGATTACTGGGGATATGTATTTTTATTTGAACTACACAATTATGAAAAAGATTGTAATAGTTACTCTTAAAAATGGTAAGGAATTAGAGACTAAAAGTGATGACCTCCCTGAAATGTGAGAAGGTGTTTATTGGAGATTTCATTATTTAAACTTAGCCAGAGAGAATCATGCACATGCAGCAGAGGTATCATCGAGGAGAAAATCCAAAAGTTACACGTTGGCTTCTATGCTTTCTAAAATGGCTTCTATAGGTATTAATAAGGAATTAAACAGTAAAAGAGCATGTTCTGTAGTAGCGTCTAATAAGGATTATTTGATAAAAAAGGGACAGGGTATTCTTGAGAAATTTGAGATAAATATGGATTTTCTTTCAAAGAATACACAATTTCCATCCTCTATGTCACAGAAGTCCATATCTAATATGCAATGGACAGTAGGATGGAATGATGTAAGTGGGGCTATGAAAGGGCCTCAGAATACTGTATCAGGCACTGCTATTAATGATCCTGATAAATCCAGAGGTTCATCAGTAGATTTATTGTTAGGGGATGAGTTTGGCAATTTTCCGAAGTTTAATGAGTGGTGGGGAACATCTATGCCTTCTGTTCAAGAGGGTGAGGTAGTTACAGGGTTGTGTTTTGTAACTGGGACAGGTGGGACTCCTGGGTCAGATTTTTCAGGGGCATTGTCAATGATACAAAATCCTGCATCTAAAAATGTATATGGACTTCCTAATGTTTATGATAAAGGAAGTAATGGTGCAAAGAATACAATATTTTTCTATCCTGCTTATGTAAATTATGCTCCTTTTTATAATGAAGATGGCGTGTCAGATGTAGTAGGGGCAATGATTTCAGAGTTAAAACAGAGATATGATATTAAGTATAATTCTACAGATATTTTAGAATTAACACAAAGACGTGCTGAGTTTTCATTCACTCTTCAGGATAGTATCATGCGCAGGGATGGGACAATCTATCCTGTGGCAGATATTAATGACAGGATATTTGAGTTGGATAATAATCCTGATATATTGAACAGGATGTTTCAGGGTACACTCAAGATAACAGACGGAAAGGTTATATTTGAACCATCTATAGAGGTAAAGGCTATTCAGGAATTTCCATTGAATAATAATAAGTCAGAAGGGGCTGTGTATATTAAGAATCATCCTGAGAAGAACAGTGAAGGGAAAGTTTCATGGGGCAGGTATATAGCAGGGGCTGATACTTTTGATGATGACACTTCTGAGACTTTATCACTTTTCTCTATTTATATATTAGATCTCTGGAATGATGATTTGGTGGCAGAATATACAGGAAGGATGGCTTTTGCTGAAGAGACTTATGAAATAGCAAGGAGATTATTACTATACTACAATGCACAATGCAATTATGAGAACAATAAAAAAGGACTATATGGTTATTTCCAGAAGTACAATTCTTTAAATTTACTTGCTGGGACACTTGAATATTTAAAGGATAAAAGTTTACAAAAAGAAAGTTATGGCAACAAAGCTTATGGAGTACAGACTTCAGAACCGATTAAAAATGAATATAGACGAAGAATCAGAGATTTTCTCCTCAAACCAATTGAGATTTCTGCGACAAAAATCAGTCAGGAGGGAGAAGTTGAAGAAACCCAAGAAACAGTACCATTGTTAAAAAGGATTACCTTTAGAGCGTTATTAAAGGAATTGGCTTCATGGAACCCTGAGTCCAACTTCGACAGGCATGATGCTTTAGGGATGTTGATGCTTTTCAGAGAGGCTAAGTTAATACTATATGGCGGTGAAACAGGGGAACGGGAAAATATTGCTGCTGACAGGAAT